GTCATTCGGCGAGGAACGGCCTTCTGTTGCGAGCCGACATCCACGACCTCTTCGACGCTGGGCTCCTTATCATTGATGCTGACTTCACTGTTCGTGTCCACGAGCAAGTAGACGACATGGAGTACCGAAGATTAGATGGTCGGCGCCTTGAGGAGTTGTCGAAGTTGAGTATGAAATCTTATGGGCCAGATGCGGAAGCGCTGAGGTGGCATCGCCGCGCCCATCAGTGGGAGTAGAGGGGAACGGCCCTATAGCGAGGAGGACTCCTCGGCGTCAACCGGAGCGAGGTTCAACGGGACGTAGTGCTTGGTGCCTTGGCCGTCAGGGAGGGCGGGGAGGTTTTCATAGGAGCGGACCTCGTCGATGGAGAGCACCCCTGTCTGGATGGCCGTCGAGTACGAGTCCCACCGGTCACTCGTTGAGCGGCGCATGGATTCGAGGTCGAAGCGGGCGTAGGCAACGGCGATGCCTTCGGAGCGCATGATCGAAGTCAGTGCCGCCTCCAGGCGGGTCACTAGGGGGCGGAGTGAGAACTGGGCGAAGGCGACGTTCTGCTCTGCCAGACCTGAGCCCCATGACGTAGAGCCAGAGGCATCTGCGAGCAGGTGGGGCGGTACGCCGTAGAGGCGGGCCACGTCTTGGACAGTGGCCTGTTTCGTTTGAAGGAACTGGGAGTCCTCGGGGCTAAGGCTGATCTTGGAGAACTTGGCGCTCTCAGTGAGCACCGCCAGCCGGGACCCGTTGGCAGCGCCTCGGTGGACGTCGTTCCAGGCGGACTTGACCTGGGCGACACCTTCGGGGGTGAGTTGGCCAGGCACCTCGATAAGTGCTCCGGGGAGGGCTCCGTTTCCGAAGAACGATGCGCCGAACTTCTGGACTGCGATGCCTAGGCCGAGGAACTCGCGAGCGGCTGTTACGGGTGATACGCCTTCGATCTGGCCTGGCTTGAGTAGACCCCGGACCATTGTGATGTCACGGGTGGTGAACGTCTTGCCGGGTGCCTTGGCTGAGGTGTAGGTGAGGCGTTGAATGCTGTCGTCATTCGGGGTGAGCGTGGGGGTGATGTCTGAAGGGTCGAGAACTGTGAGATGAATGACTCGACCTGTGGTGTCTCTGAGCGTCGTGATGTAGGCGTTGCCGTCCAAGAGGAGGCTCGTGACGATCTGGCCGAGGACCTCGTGGTTGCGCAACTCGGCGTTCATGTCGAGCACCCAGCCGGGTAGTGGCCGGAACTTCTGCTCAGAGCCCTGTGAGCGATACAGCACGTCGAGGTCGAGTGTCGACACTGAGTCCGATAGGAGGCGGATAGCGGCGTACACCGCTGAGAGCGTGAGGGCGGCGTCGTAGTCGACCATCTCCCCAGACGTGGTCCTAGCCGTTGTGATGTCGAGGCCACGTCGCCAGATGTCAGAGAATGTCAACTCACGGCGCTCGATGTCACCGCCTAGGAGGCGTCGGATCATGTGTGGCCTCCGTCGAGAGTCCAGGCAACCCGGAGGGCGACCATGCCGCCGACGATGAAGGCCAGCGGGGGCCATACCTGGGAGAGCCCGTAGAAGATGAGGGTGAGGCCGCCACCTGTCAGGGCAGCGATAAGCCAAGCCATGAGGGCTCCTAGAACATGGTGGGAGCCCGATGCCGGTGACGGTTCAAGACCGTGTTGACATCGGGCAGCGGGGTGGGCCGGTTCATGCCCGGCTGGGCCAGTTGAATCTGGCCGAACTCGCTCTGGACCGAGATGGCCCGGTCAGGGATTCTGGAGACCTGCTCCAGGAGGTGGTAGCGAGCAATGGTCCTGGCGCACCATGCGACGTCGGGCGGGGCAGCCGTGGTGGCTCCTGCCTCGTACTCGATGATGACCTTGTTGCCAGGATGCGTGTAGTTCCACACATCCGACTTGCGGGTCAGGTTGCCGTCGTCGAACAGGGCGATCTCGTTGATCTTGGCTGACGAGAGTGCAGTCCCGCCGATGGACGCTGAGAGCACCTTGGTGGGGAACATTTCAGAGACCTTGATGGTGGCGGCGTCGGTGCCATTGAGCACGTCACGCTGATAGCGCTGCACCCACGATGTGCCGGTGTAGTCGTCGATAATGGCCGTGGCATAGGCGATCGACTCGACTACATCGGCCGCTGAGAACGTGCCTGACTCGCCACTGATGGAGTCCATGGCTCGGACCTCGGCAGGGGTCGTGTAGAAACCACCGACGACCTCATGGAGCGTGACGAAGGACATGGCAGACCCCCAGGTGCCTGACCAGGTGGCCGTTAAGGCCTTGAGGTCGGACTGCGCTGCCAGGGAGTAGGTGTAGACGCCTGAGCCTGACGACGTAGTCGTCGCGCCCGAAGCCACAACGGTCGCTCCAGCCTCGTCGGTGATCCCGACCGTGACCGAGCCGTCGGCATCGGTAGCGGTTTCACCTGAGTAGAAGGTGACCGAGAGGGTTTCTGCTGAGTTGCGGATCAGGAGCCGTGAGTCGGCTGACTCCTTGGCGTAGTGCGCCATAAGCATCTCCAATGGTCGAAATGACGAGTTGCCGCCAGCGGGCAATACTGGAAGGCATGAGGAACTGGAAGGTCTGGGTCAGCGCCCTGACCATGGTGGTGGCAATTGGCTGTGGTGGTACAGAACCTGGACTTACCAGCGCAGAGATCGACGACATCTACAACATCTGTGCCGCCAAGAAGTCGGAGTCCAGCACCATCGATCCCAACGTAGGGTCGAGGAAGAACGGTACTTGCCTAACAATGGCGAACGTTCTGGTTGACGCTCTGGAACAAGGTGGCAACTGCGACTTCCGGGGAATCGTGAGTCTCCTTCACGCAGAGAATTATGAACTTCCCCTGTTTGCATCCTCTCTGAGTTCGATCACAGATCAATACTGCCCAATACCCCTGCCTGACAGTCGACCGCTGTTCCAACAGATAGAGGAATGGCTTGGAGAAGGGGCCGGGACGAAACTGATACTTCTAGTGACCGTCGTTGCAGTAGGTGGGACACTCCTGCGCGAAAGATGGCAGAAGAAGCACCCTCCTAGAGGCCAATGACGCCACTGCACCAGGGCTGTTTCAGGTAGTCGCCTTCTCGACGACCTGGGCCTTGGTTGCCTTTTCGACCTTGGGGCGTCGAGAGGCTGAGACCTTCTCGGCGAACCCGGCCTTGACGAGGCGTTCGGCGTCGGCCTTGTCGGGCCAGTCGGTCTCCTCACCTGGCGAGAAGGAGCCGTGGGCGGCAGAGATGGACGTGAGGAGTCTGATCTTCAAGGGGTCTCCTTGGTAGATGGAAGAGGTGAAGCCCGACCTGTCAGAATCCAGAGATGAACTCAATCAGGACACCAATAATCGGAGTAGTTGCAGCGATGGCTTTCATCGCTGCATGTGGAGGAGCGACAACTGCGAGTGGTGATAGTTCCGCTCAGAAGGCGATCGACACCGAAGAGAACCTTCTGACCGTGGAATCTGTTACTTCCACATCTCAAACCGAATCTGTTGAACTGCTGGTCACTGATGTCCTCACTGAGACAGTCGAGGAACTCCTTCAGACGATTGAGTTTCTTCAGGCTGACCTTGAGGATCTGAGAGGGTCCGTTGCTGTCCTTGAGTCTGCCACTCCTACCGTCGCGGCACATGATCTAGTGCCTCTAGTTGAAGCACTGGTTGAGACTCGCCCCTACCTTCTCCGCGGACCTGCGGGAGAACAGGGTCCACCCGGGGAAGTAGGCCCGATTGGGGATGTCGGACCACGCGGACCAGAGGGACCCGAAGGGCCATCCGGTGACACAGGCGTTTCTGAGATTGACGTGGAGAACATCGCCGGGAGGTATTGGAGTCTCCACAGGGACAGCGTGCAGTATCACCCGGATTGCGGCGTTTACTCTGACCCGTGCGACTACGTGAGCATGATCGACGTCAACTCACGCAGCATCACTGCTATTGAAGAACAGATTCATGACGAACTTCGCCTCAAGGATCACTGGCAGCACGCCGACGATTTGATAAATAGGAGCACGCTGCAGACCTCCCTTAGCAACATCCGGAGTTGTATGGACTCTCTCTCAAAGGCAGTCGCCTGGGGCTACACCCATTACGACTACATGTGTGATTAGGGCTGATGGACCGAGTGGGCCCGAGGCCGTTAGGCCCCGGACCCGATCAGGATGAAGTGGTCAGGGCTATGCCTGGACCAACTTGCGCAGAGCGTTGGTGTCTACGAGGACACCGCCACCGCGCACGATGAAGCGGACCGACACGAGGTCAGTGGTCCATTTGTCGGCGTTGGTCTGCTCTACCCGGACGCCTCCGGCGATGCGAGCGAAGTAGCCCCTGTTGAAGTCGCCGAACACGACTGTCGTGTTGCCCGTGGCCAGTTCAGCCATGTTCGTGTCGGCATAGACGGGACGGCTCAACAGGTTGTCGGGCTGTCCGGCCTGGAGGCCTGGCTGCCACAGGTAGACGTTGTTGGAGTCCTTCAACTTGCGAATGGCCTTGAGCGTCGAGTCGTTGGCGACCCATGCGGCGTTTGCCCGGTAGGGGGCAATCACCGAGTGGTACATGTCGATCAACTCGTCAGTAGTGATTGCCGTGGCCGAGGCTGCTGTGACACCTGTGGTGCAGTTGTCAAAGCCCTGTGGCTGGGAGGATCCAGACCCGGTGGTCCAGTGGCTGCTCAACGCACGCCCGATGGCTGCTCCGCCCTGGTCGCCAACGAAGTTGACGACGTTGAACGTGCCGACACTCTGGTCCATCGCCAACTCGGATGACACGTCCACGATGGCGGCGTACTTGTAGGTCGACAGTGTCGTCTGACCAAACGCCGGGTCCGATTCGGCAATGGTGCCGCCCTCGGCGACGAGTGCACCAGTCGAGTGCGAAGTAACCGCCGGTATGAGTATGTCTTCACCGGAGGTGGTCTGGATGAGGGTGGCTCCGGCGTTGAGCGCCGCACCTTCCTCTTCCATCTTGTCGATCACACGCTGATACAGCGTCGAGTGGACGAGGTTCCCGCCTGCGGTCGCAGAGCCAAGTGTCAGGTCACGCTCTTCGGTGGCATCAGATGTGAAGGTCCTGATGTCGCCTGTGAGCAACTGACGAAACAAGGTGTCGTCGTCGGCCTTGGGATCGACGGAGCGTTCGCTTGTGGCGGTCAGGTCGTTGTAGGAGCGGAAGGTCTCGATGGCCTTGGCGGCCTTGTCCTCGCGTTCCATGTCGGAGAGGCCTGAGGTGATGCGAGCGTCGAGGGCGTCTATCGCCTCGTTAGTCCGCTGGTACTCGGCCTCCTGGTCGGCGGTGAACTCGGTGCCCTCGGTCTCGTCGACCAGGCGCTTGAGTTCGGCCACCGCGTGCTGACGTTCGTCGAACGCCTGCTGGATGTCATTCGGTCCCATGATGGGGCCTCCTAAGAAGTAGATGGCTGGGGGTGTGCTGATGGGGTGCGCCCGGTCAGCGGATGGCCCACGAGCGGCGGACAGGGCTGGAGTGGGGGTCGCCCGGCTCCTCGTCGTCCGTTGTCTGCTCGGGGAAGATCAGGTCACGAAGGCAGTTGTCCTCGGCGGCCTGGATGAGAGTGGCAAGGTCCAGCGAGCGCTCCTCAGCAAGAGAGCGGAGACTGGCGTCGGTGGAGGTGTAGGCGGGGAAGGTCACCGGGCCCACGTCACGGAGGGCGACTTCGGTGAGGGTGCGGAGCGGGTAGCCGTCGTCGGTCTCGGACCACTCGTCGCCGATGGTGCGGAACCCGAATGATGAGCCTGAGATGTCGCCTCGGCGAAGCAACTCGGCCACGTCTCGACCCAGAGTGGTGTCGGGTAGGTCGATCTCGTAGCGGAGACCGTGGTCGTCCTCGACCATGCGGAGTGTGCCAGTCGTCGAGCGGCCCAGGAGGTGATCGGGTTCGTGG